GCTTGATGATCCCCGTGATCATGTTCACGGCCCCTTGGATGATGTTCGTGATCGCACCGATGTAAAACAGCACCGTGTCCTTCACAAAGCCCCAGACCGTTTCAAAGATCGGCCCGATCCAATCCAGGAAGGTCTGCAAGGTGGCCTTAATTTGCGGCCACCGCTCCTGGACATAAGCAACCATGTCTCCGACGGCCTGGCGCATGGAGTCAAGAGCAGGTTGCACCCGGGCCTTGACGTCTTCCCACAGCGCTGCTAGCTGCGGCCCAATCGTGCTCCAGTTCTGCCAGATTAGGTAAGCGACCATGGCCAGGGCACCAAACGCAGCGAGCAGCGGCGCCGCGGCGGTGGTGATCGACCCGAGAGCGGCCACCACCACCGGGCCGGTGGTAATCAGGCTACCAAGCGCCGCCGTCACCGCCCCAAGCACAACCAGCGCCGGCCCGAGGACGGCGGCGAAACCCGCTACTGCCAGCACCACATTCTGAATGGGCGTCGGCAGCTGAGTGAACCAATCAAGAAGCCCCGTCGCCATGGTGATCAAGCCCGTAAGCGGCGGCAAAAGTCGTTCGCCGATCACAATGCCTGCGGTCTCCAGGGCCGACCTGAACTTTTCTAGCGCACCCCGGAACCCCTCCATCTTCGCCGCCGCCACTTCCTGCGCGCCGCCGGCACGGGTCACGGCAGCCCGCATTTTCTCCCATTCTTGCTGGCTCGCCATCAGGACGATGTTGGCGGCGCGGATGGCGTCGGACCCAAAGATCGTCGCCAAAGCGGCGTTGCGCTGGGCAGGTGGCAGAGCACCGAGCTTCGTCCGAAACTCCTCGATCAGCTGCGGCAGCGGCTTGAGTTGCCCGCGGGCATCCAGGACACTGATGCCGTACTGTTTCATGAGTTCAGCAGCTTTGTCCGTCGGGTTGATCAAGCTCAAGAACATCTGCTTGAGCGACGTACCGGCATCCGAACCCTGTATGCCCGCGTTCGCCATCAGCCCGATGGCCGCCACCACGTCCTCAATGGACTGCCCCGCCATGTGGGAAACGGCTGCCGCTTGTCGCAGGGCATAGGCGATGTCAACCATCTCACCCGAGGCCGCATTCGCCGCGTTAGCCAGCAGGTCCGCAACGCGGGTTGCCTGGTCCCCGCTGAGGCCGAAGGCATTCAAGGCGTTGGCCGCGATCTCTGCTGCTTCGGCGTTGGAAATCTCGGCGGCAGCCGACATGATGAGGACGCCACGAGCCGCCTTCATGGCTTGCTCGACACTCAGGCCCGCCTTGACCAGCTCAGTCATGGCCTGGGCCGCGTCGATGGCCGAAGTTGCCGGCAGCTTCGTGTCGTTGCCGAGCTGGATGGCCAGCTTCCGCATTCGCTCCATCTGGTCAGACGTCGCACCGGAAACAGCCCGGAGAACGTTCATGCTGTACTCGAAATCCCCGGCCAGCTTCACGGCGGCCGCACCGGCACCCACGATGGGGAGGGTGAGGTAGGTGTTCAACCTTTGCCCGACGTCGCGCATGCCTTTGCCAACGTCGGTCATGGCCTTGCCGAGCGTCTGTTGAGCCGTGTCACGGGCTTTTTCGAGGTCTTTTCGGAATTCATCCAGGCTTCCTCGAATCGCGACAATTGCTTCACCTAAAATGGCGCTGAGTGCCATTTTTCCTACCCTCCCTTCTGTTGGGTGCCGGTTTGGATGCGCACAGGGACCGCCTGCGGGCCCATGAGCCGGACAGCCGCCTCGAACTGCCGCTGCCGTTCCTCGCGAGATACAGCAGCGGCCCCGGTAGTAAACCGGGACCGCCACAAGTCGCGCGGCCGGACACGTTTTTTCATGCCCGGCCGCGTGTTAATGAGGCTTGCCACGAACGTCGCCAGCGTCCGTCCCCAGCGGTCATACCTCCAGGCATCCGCCTCGATGACTTCCAGGACCTCCGCCGGCGTCATGGACCAAAATTCGTCCGGTTTAAGCCCCGCGCGCAATGCCGTCACGCAGAGCGTTCGCCAGTAGTCGTCGCCTCCGATACTTCCGGTTGTTTTCCCGGGTTCACCTGTTTGACCGCGTTGGGGAACGCCAGTCGCAGGGCTTCCCCTGCCTTCTGTACGGCTTCCGTGAGGCCCACCTCATCCATGATTTCACCGGCCTGCTCCACCGTGATTCCCGGATGAGCATGAAGCAGTCCGGCCCAGAACAGCGCGCGAGCCTCTCGNAAACTATCACCGAGCACCGTCGCCGGCTTGCCCAATTCGTCCTCCAGACGCACCAGAGCGTTCGTTGTGTAGCGGAGGACGTAGGTTTTGTCTCCCGCCTTCAGCTCCACTTCACCCCGATGTTTGTTTGCACCCATCCTCTCACCTCATTTAGGCGGATACTGGCCGCCATGGTTCTTGGAGTTGAAACGTCACGGAGACCGTCGAGTTGTCTTCGTCCGGCCACTCGGACGAGATCGACTCGACCTTGGCACGCGCTTCCTCCACGTCCACGCCGTTCTCAGAACGGCGCAAAATCACTTCCTCCTTGTTGTGGAGGGCGTTTCGGATGGCCTGTAGCGCTTGGTCATTGGGCACGTACAATGCTTCTAGCTCGACGGTGGACGACATGCGCCCGTACTCGTGCTTCATGTGGTCGTCGCCCTTGGCCGCCGTTTCGATCAGGTTGCGGCTTTCCTCCGAAGAAAGGCCGGTCTGTTCCGCAACCGGTGTATAAACCGGGTTGCCCATGCCATCATCGTCAGCCGTCTTGACCAAGACAAGCACCTGCGCGCCGTTCATCGCCATGGCTTATTGCACCTCCTGCATTCGGAGTCTTACGGTCACCACAAGACCATAGACGGACTGATCCGTTTCGCCCACCACCGGGCCGCTGGCCTCGGAAAGCCATACCCGGTAGCCGTCTACGGGAAACGAAACACGGTGAAAAAGCTGGCGGACGCGCTCGGCAATCGCCTCCACGTCCGCCATGCTCCCCTTCGCTTCGGTGTAACACGCGATATCTCGCCGGATTTCCCGGCCCCGGCTGGTTTTCGTGTCGTCCGGTTCGTCACTCACGTTCCCAATGGTGACGATCATGGGAAACGGCGCGCCACCGGGTGGTGGAGCGGTGAAAATCGCCGGCTGCCCCCGGTAGGTGGCAAGCATGGCCGTCAGGACCGGGTCGGAGGCCAGGCGCTCATAAATCGCTCGCGTCACAGTACCCACGACGGATCACCCGCGCGCAATCAACTTGAGAATTTTGTCGCGGTTGTTCCAGACGGCCGGTCGGAGGTACGGCCGCGGTGCTTGCGAGACGGTGTACGAGTAGGCGCGCACCTTCACCGTGATTGGTCTTTTCAAACGCCGGCCGAAAACGTGCGTCTGCCGCCGGGTATGGGACGGCACCCTAACCGTACCGACGAACCCCAGCTCCAGCCGCCGCGCGTATTTGTCCGCCGGACCCTTGCGCACGCCGACCATGCCGGTAACCTCACCGCCCATCACCGTCACGTCATGGCCAATGTTCGAACGCAGGGTACCGGTGACCGTCTTGGGCGGCTCACCAGGTTTGGACGGGTTTTTTCCCGTCCGGTTTCCTCGGCTCACGAGCTTCTTGGCTTCCGCCTCTGCAAAGAGCACGGCCTTCGTCATACCGCGCCGGACATGCTCTGTGGCCATGCCCATGACCCGGTCAATGTACCAGCGCATGATGACGTTTTTACTGGCCATATTGTACCGCCTCCGCGTCTACTTCGAGGTGGTGACCGGCAGACGGCCGGCGCACGGCCACGACCGTCAGCTCTTCGCCGTCGGCGCGCACAAGGCGGTCGCCCCGCCGGACGTCGGCCTCCAGGCGCAGGTACACCACATGCGTGACCGACGCCTCGGTCACCGCTCCGGTCTGCCTTTCCCGTGCCGATGCCGGCCGCACCCGTGCTCGCTCGGTCCCAACCGTCTGCCAGCCTTCCCGCCAGCCACCCTGTCCGTCGTGCGTACGGGTAATCCGCTCCACCGTCACCACCTCATTGAGCAGGCCGGCGAGCACGTCAGATCACCACCTCGACGTATGGCTCCAACAGTTCACGCACTTGCTGGGGCAGTCCCGCCTCCACGTCGCGGCTGTAGTCGCCGATGCGTTCAGCGGTCACGCCCGGGTCGCGGCGGTGATACCACGCCGCCACCAGATGGATCACAGCCTGCTTTACGTCCCCCGGAACCTCGTCCGAGGTCGCGCCATATCCGGCAATGTAGTTAACCTCCCACCGGCGCACCCCTGGTTCCCACTTCCCCAAACGGCGAATGAGCATCCCCGCCCCGGGGTCGATCACGTACTGTTCCTCCGGCATGGCAATGCCGTTTTCCGTGTCCGTAACGCTGACCACCCGCACCACGGGCCTCCGAAGGAGGTAGAGGGTCGCGGAACCGCCATCGTGCCGCTCGGTCAGGTTCGTGTGCAGAAACACACGCCCCGTGTAGCGCTCGACGACCCGCGACGCGCGGTCAATCAGATTGGCCAGCAGCGCGTCGTCTACTTGCGGGCTTTCGAGTACCTCTTTGACCTCGTCCAGCGTCACCAGTGCCATCGCTCGTCACTCCCGCGTCATCTGGACCGATCGGCTCGGCTACACCCTCGCGGCACCAACGCTCAGCAAGCCAGTCCGCAACGTCGGCGACAAGCCCGGCAGTATAAGCCTGCCGGGCCGTCACCACGCTGCGCAGAATCCTAACCCGCATCATGCGTCACCTTAAGCGGTGACACGCAAGACCGCGAAGGCGTCCGGACGGATTACGCCACCGCCAACGCGATAGCGCACACGGTAGCCGATCAGTCCTTGCTCCGCATAGAGCTGGTCGAGCACCTTGACCGTCATCCCTTGGCGGTCCAGGATGCGGTAGCCCGCACGGACATCGCCGAAGATGATCACGTCTCCGGTTTGACCGGCCGTCCCCGGAATAGTCGGCACGTCCGGATGGTTGTAGATCGGGTATCCGGCGAAGGTGTTTGGCATACCGGCTTGCAGCGATTGCTGCCAGAGGTATTGGCCATTGTTGTCCTTAAGCAACCGCAAGGCCAGTTCGGTCTCGGAGTTCATAATCAGCACGCCATTGCGGCGATATTGCGGATCAATGGCGTAGATGAGCTTGAGCACGTCATCCGTGTGGATGGCAGCCGTCTGACCCGCAGCCACGCGCTGAACACCGGCTGCATTGAGGATCCCTTCCGGCTGCTCGTTGGCATGGCCGGTCCCGACGACGAACGCCGTGTCCTCTGCCTCGGCGATGGCGCGGGCAAAACTATCCGCAACGAACTCGACCAGGTTGGCGTCCGTGTCGTCCAGTTCGTCCTCGCCAATCTTCGCGAGGCCGTACAGGTCCTCGACGTACTGCCACTCTTGCCCCGGCGTCGGCGTGGACTCGGGGATCTGTTTCCCGGTCTCCAGCTTACCCCAGCCGACCTGGAGTTCCGTCAGGCTACGACGACGGACACGGTTGGAGGTCGTGGGCCGCACCGTCGCCAGCGGGCGAATCACCGTGATCCGGGGCAGCGTCCGGTAAATCTCCGCCTCGATCTCTTCCGGCACCAGAATTTCACCAGTGGCATCCTCAACCAACGCTTTTTCGACCACCAAGCCCTTCCGTTCGGGGTTCAGCAGCTGCCGCTCCTCCGGCATCAGCATGCCCAAACCGCCGCGCAAGGCCTTGAAAAACGCCCGGGTCTGCTTCTTCTTCAGCTCCGGCGGAAGCTCACCGCTTTCCTCCGCTTGCGGCTCGTCTTCCGGCGCACGGGCCTTGATATCAGCGTCGCTCATGGGCCGTTTGTACTGCGGCTCATCGAACCATGCCTGTAGGCGCTTCAACTCAGCGATTTGATCCGCCCGCTCCTTCAGGCCGCGCGCCTCTTCCAGGAGCTTTTTCACTTGCGCGGCCTTGTCTGCGGGCATGTCTTTGCCCTCGTACTCCTCGACGATGCGCCGCGCTTCTTCGACAAGTTGACGTGCACGACCAACCATGTCCTTCAGATTCATTGCTCTTGCACCTCCATCAGCTCAAGTTCTGTGCTCAAAATTTCAAGCGCCGCTACGAGTGCCGGCACCGAAGCCGACTTCTCAGAAGCAGCGCTTTGTTCGCTTTCATCGGTGGGGGACTCGTCCGCCACCTCTTGTTCATCAGGCAACGGCGTGATGCGCTCCAGCACCTGCGCTTTTTCGTCGTCGTTTAGGACAGAGAACAGTAGTTCGATGGCGTTGGCAATGCGCTCAAAATCGGCGGAACTGTTGCGCCGCCCGGCCTTGATCTCGGCGACAAGCTGATCCAAGCTGTTCTCGCGCTCCCAGGGCGGCGTCTCACCGAGCTTCTCGTAATAGCGGGCTAGGTGACGGCGAATGGCCGGCAGGTCGTCCTCCGGCACGTCCACGCCGCCCCGCGCCCCCTGTACGGCGGCCGCCGCCGCGAAGATGGCGCGCGGCACCGCCCGGAGCTGGCCGTCGATCACGTCCGCGATGGGTAGCTTGTACGAGCCGAAGTTTTCCGGGTTGTCGGCGTCGTACCACACGAACGCGCGCCGGTAGCGGCTCCAGTCGATCTTGTCCTTCTCCCCGGACCCGTCGCTGGAGGCCCACCGGCGCACCCGCTGCACCGCCGCGTCCGAATCCCACGCCCGGTCGCGGTCGGCCAGCGGGAGGTCTTGGAACGGTACCACCGCCTTCGCCGCGACAATGACGGCGTTTTCGTTGGCCGGGAACGGCACGACGCTGACTTCGTACAGTTTGACTTCGTAGATGTACCGCGTGACCTTTCCGTCCGGGTCGCGGCGAATCTCGTCACGCAGGATTTCAAAGCCGATGGAGAACCGGTTCAGATGCCCCTCGAGGATTTTCTGGCGCACCGCTTGCGCGTCTGGCGTCGAGGCGAACACGGCCTTGATCCACAGGCCGCGCTCCTCCTCGCGGGCCTCGACCACGGTACCGAGGACGTGCTGCGAATCCCAGCGGTGGGAATCGAGGAGTTTAATTTGTCCGGTTGGGACCCGCTCCTGGATCGTCTTTTTAAACGCACCTTTGACGATCACGTCCCCGTCCTCGTCGCGATCCCACGTGGAGGCGTAGCCCTCGACGGTGCCCGCCGACTCGTCATAGCCCTTGACCTGGAACGCGACGGTCTTGAACATCTTGGACACCTTTCTCACCTCCTCAGATCACCGGCACGATGGTGCATCGGCAGTTCGGGTGCAAGGGCGGGTGGCGGATTGGCTCGTAATTGACCCGGTAAGGCCGATCCACACCTTCGGGATGGTACTCGTCGCCCAGCTTGAACAGCTCGCCGCCCGTTGCCCATCGCCTACCCCTCAGGGACGCGCAGTAGGGGCAGGCGTCGCCCGCCGGCAGCCATTCAACCATCTCCACGCCCGCCTGCTGGTAGGCCATGACGGCTCCGGCGTTGGTGGCCCGGATCGTCTCCGTCCGGGCCACCCGCTCCGCCCGCGCCTCCGACCAGTCGTCGAATTCCTCCAGTAACCGGTCGCGCATTTCCACGACGGTCAGGCCATCCCGCTGCCCGGCGAGGATGATCTCGCGGATGCGATCCTGGCTCGCTTGCGTGAGCGCCTCGGCAAAGGGGAACGTGTACTGCTCCACGAAGCGCTGCGCAAATTCGTTGTCCAGCGCGAACGCCACATCCAGCTCAGCGCCCGCGTCCTTGGCCGCGGCACTCAGATGCTCGAGCGCCAGGTCGAACACCGAATCCCGAATCCGCGCCCGCCACGTGATGCCTGCCGTCGAGAGCAGCGTCAAGAATTCGAGCAACTCCTCGTCGCTGAGCGCCTTCTGCCGGTGTTCCTTCGTGGCACGAGAAAAGGCGCGCAGAACGTCGCGCGCCTGTTGCTCGAATTCCCCCTTAGCCCATTCCCGCCAGTGGTGCTCATAGCGGTCCGCCAACTGGTGCCGCGACGCCGCGATATCTTTGCGGCTCTTTAGCAGGCGGGGGCGCGTTTGCTTTTCTCCGGTTTCTGCCTCTCCCTGGCCCGCCAAGTCGTTCGGTTGTTGCTGCTCCTGGTCCCCGCCGGTCGCCGGCTCGTCCAGGGGAATGGCGGTCATGCTCGTGGGTCGCAGCAGCACGCGGCCACCGGGCACGGGATCAAAGCCTGCCTCGGTTCGCGCCTCGTCGATTGTCAGCCACCCAGCCTTGACCGCCTCGGTTATCCGCGACCACCGGTCGTTGACGCTCTCCTGGAACGCCGTGACCTCGCTGACGTCAAAACGGGCCTCAATGCCGTCCGTATCCCCGAACATGGGCAGCAGCTTATGGTTGATCCGGTCGGCCAAGCGGCGGAGGAGCGGCGAAATCGTCTCCTCCCAGAAGGACCGTCGCGCCTCTTCGTAGTTTGCGTAGGTGGAGCGATCCATGCCGGTCTTGGCGCCCACCAAAATTGGGGGCACGCCAAACACGGCGCAAATGCGCGTCTCGCTGATGGAGCGCAGGTCCGGGAATTCCAGGTCCCGCAGGTTGAGCCCGAGTACCTTGACGTCCATGCCTTTTTGCAGGAAAGCCGGCGAACCGCGTTTATCACCGCCAAAGCGCTCGCGCCACCTGCTGCGCAACCGGTTGACCGTTTCCTCGTCCAGCCTCTGCTCCGTCGTCACCACCACCGGTGGCATGGCGTCGTTTTGGAGCAGCGACTTGACGTAGTCCGTAGCCTCATTGTCCACGGCCACGGCGCGCACCGCCGCGCGTAGGGGCGGCTGCCCGAAATACTCATCCAGCGGGTTCGGAAGTTTGAAGTGCACGACGTCCGTACCCAACGGATACAGCTTCCCGTCCACCGCGTAGGCGTAGGTGTGGTGGATGCGCGGGTCCTGGTCCGGGATGATGCGCACCCGGTCCGGTCTCAGCGGCCACAACTCGCGCGGCCGCCCGTCCCGGGTCCGCACAATCTCCCAGTAGGCGTTGCCCGCGAGGTACAAGTGGACGATCGTCAGTTCCCACAGCTCGTATTCGCTGAGGACCGGATTCGGTCGCTGGATTAACCGGCGCAGCGGGTGGTCGGGCAACTCCTCCCACCCGGAGTCGGTGTCCCGGTAGACGCGCAGCGGCGCCTCGGGCACGCTCGTCGCCAGCTCGGTGATGCAGGCGTACACCAGCTCGTTTTTCCCATACGCTTCCTTGGCCCAGTTCACGAACCCGCTTTCCGGCCAAATAGGCGTCCCGGGCCGCATCACCGTAGCACCGGCTTGTTTTTCGTTTATTTCGTTTGTAGCCGCCTCGGGAAGTCGTCCCCGAAAAAGGACGCGCAATCGGTCTCGTAGCCTCATCTTGATCACCGCCGTCAGAAAATGTCCGGCTCCGGCAACAATTCTGTCGGGTTCCAGAACGCAAGTGCCAGGGCGTCCGCCCGGTCAGGCGACGGATGCCCGCGCCGGCGCATATCCTCCTTCGACTCGAGCATGATGCGTCCTCGCGCATCGACGCGGTACTTCCGCGTGCTCAATTGTCCGAGCAGGTCTTGGTCTTGCGGGATGCTGATTTCCCCGGCACGCATCAGGTCCCGCAAGTGCGCCCACATCAGCGCCGCTGTGTTCGCGTGCCGATCGTCGCCCGGGCCACCGAAATTAACGGGCACAACCTCCAACCACGGCAGCTCAACTTTGGTCAGGTCCATCAAACCATCCGTTACACCGCCACCCACACCCGCGTCGTCCACTTTCACCCGGATGCGATCCGTTCCGGTTTCTTCGCGCAATTCGCGGGCCGCCTGAGCCACCAGCCCGACCACTTCGGTGACCCCGCGTTGACGGTATGCTCGCAGCCACAAGGTCCGCAGGCCGTGGCGGGCCACAATGACCGTCTCGCTGTCGCCATACCGCGCCACGTCCACACCCATCTCCACCGGGCCACCTTCGGGCACGTCTCGGAACACGCAGGATTCGGCCAGATCTACCGGGATGAATGTGTCGGCCTCGCCTCGCGGAAACTCGCCGAGCACCCGCACGCGGAACACGTCGGAATCGCGGCCCCACTTCCGCTCCATTTCCTCCACCCAAGCCGGGTCTACGCGCGGCGAGTCGGCGGACGAGACGTGCATCGTCTTCCAAAACGCCCGGTGCCGGTGAAAGGCATCGAAGAAACCACCGGTGCGCCGCGTCGGGTTCCCAATGGCCAAGACAATGGCCCCGGCGCTGGTCCGGGCACCGTCGATAACCTCCCACGTCGAGGGCTCAATGCCGCTTGCCTCGTCCACGACGTACAGCAGGTGGTCCGCGTGGAAACCGGCCAGGCGCTCCGGTCGGTTCGACGAACGAGCCACGGCGAACCACGTGCGCTCATGACCGACGACACCAATCCGGGTCGCGGTCCAGTCCAGGACGCTTTCAAGGCCCGCGCGCTCGATCCACCGCGCGATTTCTGGCCACAAGATGTCGTGCAACTGGTGCTGCGTCGGGGCTGTAGCCGGCACAATCGCCCGCGGAAAGCACATGAGCCGCCAGATCACCGCCCACGCCGCGAGCGTCGATTTGCCCACACCGTGGCCGGAGCGCACAGCCACGTTATGGCCCTGCGCCAGGTAATTCAGCGCTTCCTCCTGCCACGGGTCGGGTTCGGCGCGGAGGACGTCACGCACGAAGTCGGCCGGGTGCTCCGCATACCAGAGCACCGCGTCCTCAAGTCGAGGGCTTACCCTCACCATGTGCATCCTTCGCCTTGCTCAGGCGCTGTTGCCAAGCCGCGAGCACGGCGTCCACCCATTCATTGCGGTGCTCCTGGATCGTCTCCGGCTCGCCACGGGCCAGGCGCTCCAGCTTCGCCGCCTCAATGAGGTACTTCAGCACCTCCAGCGGCTCCAGCTCGTCCGGATCCATTTGCTTGAGCCGATCCAGGGCTTTCTGCTGAAGCGCCACGGCCATTCGCGCATGGCGCTCCCGCATCTCCTTGACCGCTCGGAGATGGGCTTCGCGCGCCCGGCGGTCTACCTCTTCGTCCCATGCCTGGGCGCGCTCCACCCACCGGTAGCGCGAACTCCACCGCTCCAGCGGCCGGAGCGCCCGACTTTTTCCCGACCTCTTACCACCCAGCTTCTCCGCGACCGCCTTTAGAGACCGCTCATGCGGCGGCAAGTCGCGGTAGATGCAGAATGCCTCGTATGCCTTCGCGGATTCACCGGGAAGGCGCTCCCAGATCGGACCGTCCATGCTTCCACCACCCTTCCCACCTCCCCCTGCGTTCCCGTTTCAGGTGCTCAGGACTCCGCGTGGGCGGGCGTCTCCTTCCAGATGGTCCGGGTCAGGATCACCGCCCAGACGTAGCCGCCCAGCACCTTCGCGGCCCATTGCCCGAGCGTCACCCACCAGATGGGGCCACCAAACGCGATGACCGGAAACACGATGGAGTCCACCAGGGCCGATACCGCGTTGGAGCCCACCACCCGTTTCAGGCGCGGGAACCGGCGCAAGGCATGGTACATCAGCGTATCCGCGATCCCTGTTGCCAAGAAGGCCACGGTCGAAGCGATGGCAATTCGCACAGCATCCGCGTTGATCAGGTAGGTGATCACACTACCCGACGCGATCAGCAGGAACATGTTGCGCCATAAGTGCTCGCGCCAGCGCTCATGCAGGGCGTCGCGCGTCACCAGGTCCAACGCCACCAGCAAGAAGGCGTTGAAGGGCGTCGAGATCGGCCCAAAGAACATCACCGAGAAGTTTGCTGCAATGGCTGCCGCCAGGTACAGGCCAATGAAAATCGCTTCTGTTCCACGTCCTTTCATCGTTCCTCATCCCTCCTCACCAGCTCTTCCAGCTCAGCCGCCAGCTCTTCCTCCGCTTGCTCGGCCTCCACGACTTCCTCCTGGGTGGCTCCCAGCTCCATCAGGATGGCCGTCTCTTCCTGCACCATGCTCATGGCGATGGCCGCCTCCACCTGGGCCATGCTGAAGGCCGTCAGGGCTAGCCACAGCTTGTTCCCGATGGACAGGTCCGGTTCGCCCATCAGGTCCGCCAGAGCCACCCTCCGGGCCTTCCAGCCGTCCTCCGTCTTGTTGGCGATCATCACACCGCCCAGGCCGACGGCCAGGCCCGCACTCGCCGAGTCGCAGGACGTGGCCCCGTAAGCGGCCGCCTTCGCCACCGTCTGGGGCGTGCTCACCCCAAACAGGTGGATGTCATTTTGCGGGAAGTGCTTTTTGACCAGCGCGGTAATCTGGGCAATGAGGTCCAGGTCGCCCGCGCGGTCCTTGATCGACCCGATGGCGACCACATCCTTCGGCCCCACAAGCCCCTGCATGTCGCGGCAGCACCGGTCGTAGTCCTCCAGGGACGGCCCCTGGACGACGAACACCTTGCGGATGGGGATATCCATGGCAGCAAACTGCTCGGCATTGCGCAGGTGAATCCGGTACGCCTCTTCCCGCGTCATGTTCAGGGCTTCCAGCACCGGCGGGATCATGGGCACGTCCATCATCGCCACCCAGTCCGCGCCGCACTTGAGCGCATATTCGACCACATCCTCCTGCCGGTCAAGGAACCGCCGCCCTTCCTTCCGTGCGCCGGTAAGGAGGCCGGAGTCCACAAACAGCAGGGAGTTTGGCGGCTTCGCGGCCTTCGGAGGCTTCCCCTCCATCGCCCCGAAGGAGATGAGGTAATTCAGCCTGTCCATGCAGTAGATTTGATCGCCGACGCAGGCGTGAAACACCTTGAAGCGGTCCCACGCAATCTTCACCCGTCGGCGCATCAGGGCTTCCCGGGTCGCCTTGTCGATGGCGTCCTCGTCCGGGAGCGCCGTCATCATCTTTTCCAGCTCCTCCTCCGTGAAGCCGGTCAGCTCCATGTCGATCTCGCCCGTGTCGATCTCCTGGAGGAGGTCTTTCAGCAAGGTCTGGTCCGTCTCGGCCAGCTCCGCGATGCGGTTGTCCGCAATCAGGTCGGCCCACTCCTCGGCTTCGGTCGCGTAGTCCTGATAGTCCACCGGCACGTTGGTTTCGCCGAGGAGCCGCGCGGCCATCAGCCGACCGTGGCCCCGGACCACAAAACCAGAACGGCGCGACACCGTAATCGGCGCGCGCCATCCTTGGTGCTGAATGATCTTTGCCAGCAGCTTAATCTGCCGCTCCGGGTGTTGGTTGGGGTTGCGCGGGTTGGGGATAACCGCTTCAATGTCCACCAGCTCGTCAAACGCGCAGTAGACCGGCGTTCCCCTGGCGGTTACCGCCTTCGGTTTCGTTTCGTGCATGCTCCTCCCTCCGTTTCGGTTCTCCACTCTAACGCGGGCGTGGACGCGAGGGTCGGCCGGGTCAGGAGGAGAGAACCATGGCCATTTCCACCGGGTTCCTCCCAGCACACCTTTCTAGCCCGCTCCGCCAGAACCCGGCAAACCACGTGCGGGCCATCAGTCCACGCCCGCATTACAGGGGAAACCTAACCTCGGCTTGTCAATCACCACACATAAAACAGAACCGCCCAGCGCATGGCTGAGCGGTTCTCGCATAAAGCCCAACGGGCCGTGTTCTCACGTTTGGTGGGGGAGGGATTCGAACCCCCGAAGGCAAACGCCAGCGGTTTTACAGACCGCCCCGTTTGAGCCGCTTCGGTACCCCTCCATGTGAGAAAGGGGCAGGAGGAATCGAACCTCCTCTCGGCTACCAAACCTCCCCTCTAAACGAGGGGATCAGGGAATCGAACCCCGACTCGTCACCAGACAGCCCCAGCGGCGGAGGAATCGAAC